CGTACTCGCCGTCACCGAGGTAACCCCAGTAGGTTTCGCCTGTGTCTAGGTTCATGGTTGCACCGTCGGGGAACTTCTCTCGTTCGGTTTCGACATCGTGATACCACAGTTGGTTGTCTGCGTCGTAGGTCAGGATGTAGTGGTGGACTGTTGGCTGTTGTTTCATTGTGCTGTCTCCTTCATTTGTACGGTGAACAATAAATACTTTGAACCGTAGTTCCATTCGTCTGCTTTGTATACTCCGAAACTGATGTTGTCTCCAGTTTTGGTTATCTCAATTCCGTAGTCCATCAACCAAACCCATTGCTCGGTGTCGTGACCATTCATAAAGATTTCTTGCCCAATTTTTATTTTGTTTTCACCTTCAAGAAAACTTATTTGCTTCTTGTTCATTGTGTCACCTTTCGTTTGGCTGTCCCGTTCATGTCATACTGCCCTACCTCAACCCAATGAGATGTATCGGTGGACAGATACCCGTCCTTGTCGAGCGTCTGCGGATACGCAACTGCGTATATAGTTCTTGGTTTGTGTCCGACTGAATGGATGTTGATGTCCCACTTGTCATTGAAACAGTAGAACTCATCCATTCCTTCGTATGCTTTGTCGTGTGCGACGAGCGCATTTATGTAGCCTTGTGTGAAGGCTTGCAGTAACGCGAGTTCGCTGTCTGCTATTGCCATTATTGCTGTGTCTTGCATTGCTCCTCTTTCCAGTTTAGGTATGTGATGTAGTTTGTGTCTAGGTCTGCTGGGTCTAGGTCGTTGAACCTGCACCAAGTTTCGTAAGACATTGTGCGTTGCTTCAGTTTCATTTTGTTACTCGCCTTCTTTTGGTGTGACTTGCAGTTCACGCTCTGACCAGCCGAGCACCTGTGCTTCGTCTTGCACCACGAGGTAGTCCATGCCACAGAACATTTGTTCTGTGCCGTAGGTTTCTATGGATAGTACGAGTGTGACCTCGATTAGTTTGACTGTCTCTAATGCTTTCATTTGTTTCCCTTCTGTTGTTGTTGTGTGTCGGTCTTAAGACCTTGTGGGTGTCGGGGACTTGAACCCCGATGTCTGCCAGTCACCCGACCTATTTATTTGTTCTTTGGTTTTGGCTTCCAACCAATAGGCTTAAAACGAAACACACATCCCGCTCCATTTTTCGCCCATACTGTCGGCTGGTAAACATAGGTTACTTGGGCTTGCCCACTTCCTGAGCACAACCAAGACACACCTTCACCGCCCGATGTTAAGCCAATTCCAAAACGGTAATGGTTTGGAATTGTTTTTCCATTGTCTATAACTCTCACCTTTCCTGCTGTGTCTGAAAACAAAACAGTTATGGCTTGATTACATTCGGTACAATGAACCTCTGTATCGCCTTCTTTTGGTTCTATATATTCTTTCATATTCACCTCCGTTCCCCTTCTCGTAACTTGTAAACACAAGTGTATCACACTTAGTTACCCTTGTCAAGTACAATCTTTGTGAAATATGTCACACTGTAAGGTACGCCTAACACAAACAACTGTTCGTACTGTGACCTGCGTCACAATGTTAGGCTGACCTAACACAAACACCTGTTCGCCAAACATATGTTCGCTTAACCCTTTCGTGCTGTCGGGTGATTCGCTTTGCTTCGCTCCCTTCGCACCTGCTTCCAAGTGCTAATCGCAAAAGGCGTAACCCATAACAGGCAAACCCCAACGAAAACAAGCACACTAAATACTTCATTCATCACCATTCACCCCCTCGCCTTCTCTTACTCGTTCATCGTGGCATTGCTCACAAAAGTATGAGCCGTCTATCGGGTCACAATAAACCTCGTAACGGTATTGGGCGCAATCAAAACACTTGCGTAAAACATTCATAGTAGATAGTCTCATCCCGAAATCCTTATCTCAAACTCATCTTTATTTATATAGTGAAAAGTATCTGACGCATTACACATCGCTTGCTCTTCGTCTTCGGCTTCAACAAAAACCGTACAAATTGTCATAACCGAATGCTCCTCTTCCGCTTCGTCAGAATCGTTGGCTTCTACCATATTCTCGTAAGGGTTTATTTGTTGCGGATATGGTGCACCATTTTTACACAAGTTCCAAGCCACCAAACGCTCATCGTTTACTTCGCGCTCTGCTAGTTCCGCATCGTCATATTCAAAATCGCGTCCACGATATGCGCCGTTGTAAAATTCTTGTCTGATTATTTTGACTGCTTCTTCTTCTGACTTTGCATATATCTTTTCTAGATTCCATACCGATACGCTGTAGATATTCATTAGTAACTCCTGAATATGTAGTCGTTACCCATACCATCCGAGACTGTCCAGAAATCTCCGCCGAGTTCCCAGTCGCGGGCAACTGCGTCATAATCTATATAACTTTCAAGATGTTTCGGGACTTCGTTCGTTTCTAGAAAAGTTTCCTCTACATAATCCTTAAATGGCATACACCCGACATATGAGTCTTCAAAACTAGAGAACCTATCTCCCCAGTCGTCTTCGTTTAGTTTGCTTTGCTCTTCGTGTTGGTTGTATAGGTAGTGACGGAATGCTTCCATTGGGTCGCCTTCGCCGAAATAATGTTCTAACAAATACTCTTCATATGTATATAGTTTTTCTGTTTCTTCTGTAGTTTCCATTGCTATTCCCCTTTTGTTTGTTGTTGTTTGTTTATTGATTAATGTCTACAATTTCAAGCACCTGCACGGCGGTGCTCGCGTGCCAAGTTTCGCCTTCGCCTGCTATCGGGCGCACCTTGTAATCAAGATGCCCATAGCGAGAGCGTGCATCAAGAATAGTGACCACAAACTTTAGTGCTGTCCCCGATACTGCGAGCAAGCCGTGTCTGCCTATGTTCTCTTTTAGTTCTTCTGCACTAGTCATCGCTCCCCGTTTCTTCTTCCTCTTTTGTTGTGTTAAGTATCGCGTCTACTATCTGCTCTTTGCTTGCGGTCATTGGTAGTGCGACCGTTGGCTGGTCAAAACCGATTCCCATTATGATTATCTGTCCCATTTTGTTTTCCCTTTCGTTATGTTGATATGTACTACTGTACTACACTTAGTTAGTGTTGTCAAGTCTAAAGAGTGTGTCATTTGTCACTCTGCCCATTCATAATTGCTTTCGTATTCTTCTTCCATTTCGGCTTGCCTATCGTAAGACTCGCCCATCTCATTGTCACCTAGCGCACGATACAGGCGTGCTAATGCCCTGAATCCCTCGCTTGGTCTCGCGTACTGACTCATTATGTTAGTAAACTCGTCGTGCTTGCTCATCAGTTGCCCCTATCTTGTTGTGTCATTTCCCCGACATACTCGCCTACCTTGTAAGCGAGATAGATTACTGCGCCGAGTGCGAACATTACTATGCCCACAAAATTATCGTCTACTATCATCTTGTCCCTTTCGTTGTGTTACTAGACTTGTGTCTAGTAATCGTGCCTATTTGGGTTTGAACCCCACGCCCTAGGCGATAGGCTAACCTCGCTTTATTCTTCGTCTTCGTCGTCTTCCGCGAGAACCCCATCAGGCAGTTGTATTGAGGGAAAGTACACTATCGCACTATCGCGTCCCATATTATCTGACCGAAATTCTGTTCTAGTCATTATCTCTACTAGGCTTTTCGCTTCTGGCGCAACATCGCCCATAAGAGCGATACCTAAATTGAATAGCGCTCTCTCTTCGTTGTCTGCGATAATGCCTAGACATTCCCTACCATACATTGCACGCCCAGAATATCTCGCTATTTCACCGAAACTACCTAGACAATCGTCTAGTGTCTCGTATTCTTCTTGCGTTAATTGTGTCATTTATTCCCCTATCTATTGGTTGATGTTCTTCAGTCTTGCGACCTTGTGCCTAGTGTCGCTACGACGCGACTACCCCCGAAAGGCTAGGCGATATCTCTAGACTCGCTCAGACTCTAAACCCGTGCAATAAACCCATCCGCAAGCATTGCGGAATTTATGTTTGTCAAAATTCGGGTTATCTTGCTTGAGCATGTGAGCCAGAGAATTTACTGTTCCCATCCATGTGGACGAGTCCACATTGTCGTGGATTACCTCGCTCATTACTTGAGCGATTTTCTCGTAATCTTTCCGTGTCATTCTTTCCCCTGTTCTGTAAGGCTTATTCCCTACAAGTACCACTATAGCGCCAAGCAACCACGATGTCAAGTCAAAACACAAAAAACTTTTATGACACTTGTCACACTGTAAGGGCAACCTAACAAAACCAAAACAAGTTGAGCAAGCCAAACAATGTTAGGCGAGCCTAACAAATAATTACTACTACGGCGGTAGGGTTATTTTTTTTGTGGCGAGTTGGTCACTCTCTGTGAAGAGAACACTTGTTTGGCGAACATATGTTCAAGAAAACACAAGCACACAAGCACAAACACACAAACACAAGCGCACGAACTAGGGCATGTGCCGCGAGACCCCACCCATATACATAGATATACTGTTTTTGTATGGTCTCACTCTAGAAAAAAAGGGCAAAAAAAGAGGCGTTGGTGGGTTGTGTTTTGGTGGCGGGGGGTGTGGGTTTTTTGTGGGTTGGTTTGTGTTTTGTTGTGGGCAAGCCGCTTGCGGCGCGGCAGTGTTTTTTGGTTGGGTCGCTGAGATGGGTGTTTGCTTTCCCCCCACGTTTCACCCTTGAGGGTTGGTAGCCGTTAGCCAAAGTTTTAGCCGACACCATGTTTGAACTTGTACGTTGTTCACGCTGCTCCTTCACATGACATGAAGGTCTACCCCAGTTCCCTGGTGTTGATGCCCCGCACCTTGCAAGTGGTGTACAGCCGTGAAGATTACTGTTTGTTTGCCGTCTTCCCGACGGGTGTGATGTCGAGTGTAGTTGACATTTTTTTTGTTTGCAACTATCTTGTGATAATATTTTTTGGTGGGTACTCGCCGTAATGTTTCGTCTGCGGATAAAGCACGTTTCTTTCAGGCGATAGCGGCAGGTTCAAGTATTTTGGATGCTTCACGTATTTCTGGTATCCATGTGAATACTGGGTCGAGGTGGCTAAAGAATTCGAAGGCTGTGCAGGCTCGCCGTGAGGACGCCGATTTTCATGCACGAAAACATTTACGTGACCAAGGTGGGATGCAAAGGTATGCTGATAATGATTTGGCTGAAGCAGCGGATTTGCCGCCCGCTGTACCGTTAGACAGGTTATGTGATGCGGCTAAACGCGGGTTGCAGGATTTCGATTTTTTTAGAAAATACTATTTGGGTAGGGTTCCATCGCCGTGGCAGGTAGAAGCAGCAGTCACCCTTGTCGAGTTGTTAGAGGCTGAAGAAAAAGAGTTCGTTGTTTTGAATGTGCCGCCAGGTGCAGGCAAATCAACCCTGTTTCACGATGTGGCTGTGTGGGCAATAGTACGCAACAGGGCTATCCGCGTCATGATTGGCTCAATTTCGCAGGCTATGGCTAAACAATACTCTCGACGTATTAGGGAAACCTTAGAAAGACCTGCACCTATTCAACCTGACCCAGAGTTAGTTAAGAAAGGGTTAGCGGTTAACGCCGAAGGATGCCTCTCTATCGACTACGGCAGGTTCAAACCGTCAGATAAAGGTGCTTTGTGGCGGGCAGATGAGTTCATTGTCGAACAATATGACGGCAACGGGTTAGATAACAAAGAACCAACCGTCCGTGCGTACGGTATTGACGCCGAATTCATCGGACACCGAGCAGACCTATGCCTGTTTGACGACGTTGCATCTACTGAGAACTGTCGTGAGTCTGTTGCCCGCGACAAACTTTTAGAAAGATGGGACTCGATGGCTGAAGCACGATGCGACCCAGGTGGTTTACTCGCAGTAATCGGACAAAGACTCG